TAACTGGCAAAGGAACACTTCGAGATGTTAAGAAAAAGTTATTCCTGGCCATGGTCAATGTCAACGCTCTAGAAGCACTTCGCTTCTATGTAAGCTTTGCCTGCTCGTTTGCTTTTGGTGAGTTGAAGAAGATGGAAGGCTCGGCCAAGATTATCAGTCTCATTGCTCGAGACGAAAGTCAGCACCTCAGTATCACCAGCCACATTATTAAAAACTGGCTCAAAGGCGATGACCCTGAGATGGAAGCAATTGCCAATGAAAATCTTTCTGCCATCGGAGAAATTTATGACTTGGTAGTCGAAGAAGAAAAAGACTGGGCCAATTATCTTTTCAGTCGTGGCGCCATTGTAGGACTAAACGAAAAACTCCTACACCAATATATTGAATACATAGCTAATCGTAGACTCAAAGGACTAGGCCTTGAAGCTAGGTATGAGCGTAGTGCCAACGATAATCCTTTACCGTGGACAGAACACTGGACCAGCAGTAGGGGATTGCAAGTAGCACCGCAGGAAACAGAAATTGAGAGTTATGTAATTGGAGGGATCAAGCAAGATGTTAACAGAAACACCTTCGCTGGATTCAAACTCTGAAGTAAGCGAGCTTTATACCATGCAGTTTTGCAAATCTTGCAAAACTGCTATTCGCAAATTACACGAAGCTGGTTATGAGTTTGTGATCTACGATGTAACTAAAATTGGTACTCGACGAGTGTTTCAAGTATGGAAACATCGACTAGGACATAATCCAAACCTAGTTCCTCAATTTTGGTACAAAGGACAATACATAGGTGGTAGTCCGGCAATTGATAAATTTTTAAAGGAAAACAATGCTTCTTAATATTAGAAAACCAGGTGATACTGTTTCACTAAAAATGAGTTCAGGTGAAGAGATCATTGGAACATACAAGAGCGATGATGCCACTAGCTATGTCATTGATAAACCAGTGTCACTGACAGCTGGTCCAAATGGAAAACCAGCTTTGGTCCCATACCTCATGACAGTTAAGCCACAAAATGCCAGAGATATTGCATTTAATAAATCCTTGGTAGTATGTGTTGCAAACACTGAAAAAGAATTAGCTACTCAGTATTCATCTGCAATGAGTGGAATTGTAGCAGCGCCAGCAGGGTTAAGGCTTGACGCATGAAGCCAGTACATAGACTAGGTGACCAAAACGATGGCGGCGGCATCATTGAAGATGTTGCCCAAGGCACAGTCTATGTAAACGGACAGTTAGCCAGTGTTGATGGCAGCACAGTGTCTGGACACGATCTGCATCTCCCAACTGTAACAGCAAACGGCAGTCAAACAGTGTTTATAAACGGTATTCCGGTCAATAGACAAGGTGACGAAGACGAATGCGGTCATGCAAGGGACGAGGGTAGCCCAGATGTGTTTGTGGGCGAGTAATAAAGCCAATAATTAAAACCAAGCCTTCCATAAATACTTGGGAGGCTTTTTTAATGTGTGATGCAAAACCAGCCGGATCAGGTAATGTTTTAACTACTCCTAGCGGAGTACCCTATTATGCTGACAATAAAGCTCAGCGAGCCGGAGAGTTCAAGGCTATGGGGCCAGGGGCCGGCGAAACCACACAGCCGCCCGCAGGCGAACAGCCGCCTTTTGACCCAACAGATTGCACCACCTACACAGATGCTCAGTGGGACACTGGCTGTAGTAAATTCTTTAAATTTGCCAACATGAACAGAAAACCGCAGGGAGGAAGTGTGCCCGAAGAGCAGGTTGCTTGTAATTGGCAAAAGCTTTGTCAAAATATTTTAGATCCAATCAAGGAACAATTTCCAGGCGTGTCGATTAGTTCGGGCTTTAGACCATCATCGTATGACCGCGAATTAGGAGGCGACGGCAACGGCGACCATACAGCGGGCAAAGCCGCAGATATTCAATTACTAGGTGCCGGCCGCGAAGAAGGTGCCAAACAGCTTTTTAAATTCATTGGCAGCAGTGGATTGCCTTATAGCCAGCTGATATTTGAAGGAGGCTGGGTACATGTGGCCTATCAAGGTTCTAGCCCGGCCAGCGTAGCTGTGTTGGTAACACGCAATGGCCGGGCCCCTTATCAAAACGGTGGGGGTCGTGGTGGCTCTACACTACCCCCAGATCTTAAGTGGGCATAAGTAAGCGACCATGGCAATTATTCCAGTTATTCCCGGTGTACAAGTAGCAACCAAAGGTATTCTAAACAAGTCTTTAAAAGATATTATTTGTGCCTTATTGTTTGGCGGTCTAGCAAACATGCTCAAAGGCCCTTTGCTTTGTGTCACCGCCGACCTTGACAAGCTGATCACCGAAAATACCGGTCTGCCTGGCATCGCAGATTTACAAAATGAATTAAAGGGGCTAAGAGACGAACTAAAAGCCGCCGCCGACGCATTGGGAATTAAAGACACCATTGGTCGAGTAAATGCTGCCATTGCTGAAGTACAAAGTCTATTGGCCTTAGACGGTCTTTGCAAAATTCCTATGAAAGCACCCAAAATACCTGATGTACTAAATCAGATCATTGATGCTGAATTTGCTGAAATGAACGCAATTTTAAAAGACATTGGCCGTCTTACTAAGCCGCAGCTATGTTTAAGCGGTGATGGTGGCATCAGTACCGGTAGTTATAATCCGTCAAGCATACTGGGAAGCATACAAAAGCATGGCGGAAGAATGGCCGATATCCCAGGACAAAAAATCAACGGATTACTAAATCGAGTCAAGGGGATCAGAACAGCCTTGAACAAATCAATCAACAGACAACTGTTTCCTGATTTTAGACATAAAAGAAACTTGGTGACCGGTAAGCCTTATGTGCCTGGGCAAACCTTTGCACAAGCAGGTTTAGTTCCTCCAGGAGCTCCAAATGCAAACACACCGGTGCCGGTGATTACCATGGCTCCTCCGCCACCGTCGTCAAATCAGTGGAACGGTCCATACCCACCAGCCGATACACCAAATTTAAAAGAAGCCACCAATCAAGCACAGGCCCTGGTTGGCAATGTCAGCAAGACTGCCAGCTACCCCGTCAAAGCCGACGGCATTGTTACTGCTAATATTTGGCCAGGTTTGGTTGGGCCTGATGTGTATGCCCTGGCAGTAACAGCACTGAGTCCACAGGATCCATTTTTTGCTCAGCAGGAACCTGTGTATGATTATTGCGGAAAATTAATAGGCTACGAGTCTACAGTAATAACAGGAGATCCCAGCGACGATGTTGGTGATCCTACACTAGATGCCGAACAGAATCCGCCGGTGACGAACTTTAACTTTGTTTGGATATCGGATAGACAATGCTGGGGTGTTACTGGTGTTGAAAGCGAACAGACTTTCTATGGTAGAAAAGGCACATATCTTACACCAAATCCCACAGTAGAACTTAGACGAGGATATAGTCATATCCTATCAATACCCAGCGCAGACATTGGTGGATTTGTTGTCAATGACGATGTAGTTGATCCGGCATCAATTGCACCGGAATTTTATGTTTGTTATGTCAATGCTGATTTAACACCCAGGATGCAAGCTGGCAAGGTTGTCAAATTTAACCTTGGATTGAGTCGTCTTGAAACCTTTGAACTCTTAGAAGAAGCCAATGGTATCGCAGGCAGCGAAGGTCTGGAAAGACGATTAAACAACCCCTTGGGAACCAATCTATTTTTCCAAGCAGAAAACAAAGTGTTTACTGGTGAAGCAGAACCAGCAGTTCGCAGTGAAGATGTTTGGTGGTTCCATCCAGTGACCTGTGTGACTAAAAAATGGGTTCTAAATAGATATACGGATGCCGGCGACCCAGACACATTCGGCGATGTCATTGATGGCAGCGGCCAATGGATTGAAGTCACACAGCAAGAAAGAGATGACCGCTGGTTTGGTTCCAGCAATATTGTCGACGATCCGCATGTAAATTATCTTGCTTACAGCAACGAAGAAGGTACCGTTTTTGGATTGTTGAAATTTGTCTGACGAACAAATTAACACGCTAGTATATAAATATGAAATAAAGGAACAACTCAATGTTATACTATCTAACCACGCCTAGATCACTGAAGGAAAGAGCCGCAGGCAAATTTACTGTAGCAGATTCAATTGCTGCTGAATTGGCAATTCTTGCCAATCCAATCAGTACAAAAATTATTTCTCAAGAAGAATTGCTAAAACTTGTTGATGACGGAGTCATGCCATCAAATGTAGGCGGTGTTATTTTTGTTAAGCACTATAATAAAAAAGTTTTGCCTTGCCTTAGAGTCATGAAAAACAGAGGTTTTAAGATTGTCAATAGCTACGAAACTACTACAAATATTAGAGACGTGGACGGATGGACAACTACTATGGAATCTTTAGGCGTTCCGGTAAGAAAACCTTTTAACAGTCAAATTTTTGCAGAAAGAAACTTTGACAGAACACGAGGTTTTGGACAGGGATTTGAAGATTTCATGGTCGAATATATCAAGGAGCATAGCCTCAGTCAATTTAACCTTCGTCCAAGACATGGCCAGGCCAGATGGTTAAATCTGAGTGAGCCAAATGGGGGTTATAGTGTTGCAGATGCTCAAACTTTTGACTGGGCTAAAGTTGATTTAAGTGTACACCAGTATTTCATCATTGATGGATTACCAACAAAAACCTTCAGAGTACCAGTGGTTGCTGGTAGAATTATCAGAGAGGCTTGCTTGGAAACAGATCAGCATTTCATCGATAACTTACCAATTTTAACAAATACAGATGTCATTGCCAAATACCCGGAAGTCGAGTTATATGCACTAAAAGCAATTGTAGCATTGAATTTGGAAATCGGTTTTATAGATTTTCATCTGATTGACAATAAAATTAAAATGCTTGATGTTGGTAACTATGAGCAGCATCATATTACCAACTCCTTTGACTTGACACCTTTGATTATTGATTATTTGGTACAGAAGCATGAAAGTTAATATTGTTCAAATTGGACCTTTTGAAAAAGCAAGAATTGAAGGGTCAATTTTTTATCCATCTATTATTGCCAACGCAATTGTCAAACAAGGAGTTGAAGTTGAATTATCTATGTTAACTCAGTGGCAAGAAAAACTTCAAGATCCAAAGTTCAAAGCACAACCAGGTGAGCTAATACATTTTAGATGTCTTGCACCACGCGAACCGGTTAATGCGTTAGCTGACAGAGGTTTTATCTGTGTTAATGGAGCAGAAGCATCGTACAATGCTCGTGACAAGCTTTATAGCCAAAAACTAGCCCAAAGTAATAATATTCCTATTGCGCCTACGCATCCTGATTTGATAGCCGGCAATGATCCAGATGCTTTGAAAAAACTAGCATTAATAATGGACCAAAACGATTGGCCAAGCATAGTAATCAAACCATGCTTTAGTTCTGGCAATGGTGCAAATGTATGGAAACTAGATCGCAGTGAAGTTGAAACCTTTGATATCAGACGACTAGCCCGAGTACCTTGGTGGGTGGTTCAAAAATGTATTTCCTACAATAGAATGATTCGAGCCATCCTCCACGGTGGACAGCTAGTAAGAGAGTGCGTAACTTATGATAGCCCCTTACCAGGCGGCTGGAAATGTACTGTTTGTATCAATCCTCATATGGCGCACGAAAAAAATCCCAGCGACGAATTGGTTTCTTTTGTTGAAAATATTTGCAGGGTGATCAAAGCCGATAATCCAGGAATAGCGTACATTGATGTGTTTGAAACCAACGATGGCTATGTATATGGTGAAACAAACGTTAATTGTGTGCTAGAACAACACGAGCAAGTAACTGGATTTCGCATTCATCAACACAAAGCAAATTATTTGGTTGGCCTACTAAAAAACGGATAAAGAAACCTAGCGTTAAACTATAAGTATCTCATAGGTTGGCCTACTAAAAAACGGATAAAGAAACCTAGCGTTAAACTATAAGTATCTCGTACAAAGGAGAATTTCTATGCCATTATTTTCAACTTTTGAAGGAGCATTACTGTTTGTCGGTTACGGCATTGTAATGTATCTGTTGACAACATTTTTCACTAAGACGGTGTCGTCAACCAAAGAAGGCTATTTGTTAGCAGACCGTGGAGTTAGCCCTCTAATTGGTGCTGTTAGTATCTCAGCCGCATGGATTTGGGCAGGAGCTATCTTTTTGAGTTCTGAGATTGCATACAAGTGGGGATGGCCTGGGCTATTCTACTTTTCGATAATGAATATATTGACATTGTTCTTGTTTGCTCCATTTGCTCAAAAGATTAGAAATCTTGCACCAAACGGTTTTACCTGGAGCTCATACCTTAAAGAACGATTTGGTGGTAGAGTACAGGGAGTTTATCTAGTTCTGTTTGTAATGTTTGTGGTCTGTGTATTGACATTCAATATCTTTGCCGCATCCAAGCTAGTACAGACACTGACTGGAATTAATTTTGCTGTAGCATCAGTGGTATTGACAGCAATGGCCTTGCTGTATAATCTACGCAAGGGCTTGAAGGCAACCATTGTCACAGAAACATTTAAATTGGGTGTTGTGGCCTTGGCAGCATTGCTAGTAGTACCATCACTGTTTTTTGCAACAGATGGTTGGACCACTCTTGCCGCAGGTATCAACGGTGCCTCAGGCAAGTACACTAGCCTCTGGGGTACCCCAGAAGCTTGGACTCTGTTTATCAGCTACGGCCTAATTACCCTGTTTAGCCAGTGGGCAAATCCCTGGGCCGACAACAGTTTCCATCAGCGAGCATTTGCAGTACCACAGGACAAGGTTTTCAAGACATTTAGTCTGGCCACAGTACTGTTTGCTGGTATTCCTTTACTGATTGGTAGCATTGGTTTCTTTGCTGCCGGCGCTGGTATTAAAGTTGAAGGTCCTGCACTACAAATGGTCAATGTGATTGCAATTGGACAACTGCTGCCAAGTTGGTTGGTGGTAGTCTTTGCATTTGCTGCCTTTGCTGCCATGGTCAGTATTGCAGACAGTCAGCTGACATCACTGTCTAGCTTGGTTGGACACGACCTGCACGAAAAGTTTGGTGGTAACACTGATTCTGTCAAGTTCAGTCGTATCGCCATGCTATTAGTAGGACTATTGGTTATTGGTCTAGTAAACATTCCAGGATTTACATTATTGTACCTGGTCATGATCATTGCCATGGTTCGTATCGCAACACTTTTCCCTAGCCTATTAGCACTAACAGCTGATAAGCTTGTAAACAGCACCGGCTTGTTCTGGGGCATGTTACTGGGTATTGTTGTTGGTATTCCAATGTATGCTTATGGTGCTTATTTTAAAATTCAGGACCTAGCACTAACAGGCTTCTTTACCACATTGGTAATTGTGCCTGCGTTTGTTGTGGCAATTAGCTCGTTCACTAAGAAACAAGCACAGTTGGAAAACTAATAGTTTTACACTCACTAAA